AAATGGGTGAAATTCGAGTATCCCAAGGAGTTGCAGAGAATTAAAAATATATTCGATTGGAGAAACTATCCGGAAAGCAGTAAAGAAAAATGGTACGATTATATAGACGAAGAATTTAGAAGAAGGGAAGAGGGATTCTGGTTCACGAATAATGGTAAGCCAACCTGGATAACAGGTACGCAGTACATGTACTTGCAATGGAGTAAGATTGATGTAGGTGCTCCAGATTTTAGAGAAGCAAACAGATTGTTTTATATATTCTGGGAAGCTTGCAAGGCAGATAAAAGATGTTACGGGATGTGCTACCTTAAAAACAGACGTTCTGGATTTTCTTTTATGTCATCAGCAGAAACGGTTAATTTAGCCACTCTCGCAAGTGATAGTAGATATGGTATATTATCTAAAACTGGTGCGGATGCGAAGAAGATGTTTACAGACAAAGTTGTACCTATATCAATTAATTATCCTTTCTTTTTTAAACCTATCCAAGATGGTATGGATCGTCCTAAATCTGAACTTGCTTATAGAGTACCTGCTAGTAAATTCACAAGGAAAAAGATGTCAGCTACGGATGGTATGGAGGACATTGAAGGTTTGGACACGACGATTGACTGGAAAAACACTGGAGACAATAGTTATGATGGTGAAAAGCTAGCTTTACTAGTTCATGATGAATCTGGTAAATGGGAGAGGCCTGATAATATTTTAAACAACTGGAGAGTTACAAAAACATGTTTACGATTAGGTAGTAGGATTATTGGTAAATGTATGATGGGCTCAACTTCAAACGCTTTAGATAAGGGTGGAGAAAACTTTAAAAAACTATACAATGCCTCAGATGTCACGAAACGAAATAGAAATGGTCAGACAAAGTCTGGTTTATACTCTTTGTTTATCCCAATGGAGTGGAACTATGAGGGATTTATTGATGAGTATGGAGTTCCAGTCTTTACTACTCCTGACATCGATAGACTCACACCAGACGGTCAATTAATAGATGTAGGTGTAATAGATAATTGGCAAAATGAAGTTGATGGTTTAAAAGACGATCACGATGCTTTGAATGAATTCTATCGTCAGTTTCCAAGAACCACAGAGCATGCATTTAGAGATGAGGCAAAAGGTAGTATATTTAATTTAGTTAAAATATATGAGCAGATAGATTACAACGAGGAGATGGCTAGAACGTTAGGTATTACAACAGGTAACTTTCAATGGGTTAATGGTATTAAAGATTCACAAGTAATATTTTATCCAGATCCAAACGGTAGGTTTAAATTAAGCTGGACACCACCTCAAGGTATGCAAAATAATGTAATACTTAAAAACGGTATCAAGTATCCAGGCAATGAACACATGGGCGCTTTTGGTTGTGATAGTTATGATATATCAGGAACTGTAGATGGTAAGGGATCTAAGGGAGCTTTACACGGTTTAACAAAGTTTAGCATGGAAAACGCTCCAGCTAACACTTTCTTTTTAGAATACTTATCAAGACCACCAACAGCCGAGATGTTCTTTGAGGACGTTCTAATGGCTTTAGTATTTTACGGGATGCCTATACTCGCGGAAAACAATAAACCTCGTCTCTTGTATTATCTGAGACGTAGAGGGTATAGAGGGTTTAGTATGAATAGGCCTGATAAGGTTTGGAATAAGCTATCCGTTGCAGAAAAGGAAGTTGGTGGGATACCTAACTCCTCAGAAGATATCAAGCAAGCTCACGCGGCGGCAATTGAAATGTACATACAAGATCACGTTGGCCTAATGCCAGAAGGAGGGATTGGTAATGTTTATTTTAACGAGTTGCTAAATGATTGGAGTAAGTTTGATATAAATAAACGTACAAAGTTTGATGCATCAATAAGTTCAGGTCTAGCTATCATGGCTAATAACAGACACTTGTATACACCAAACGCTAAAATAGAAAGACAACCGATAGACATTAGTTTTGCAAAATACGATCAAAGTAGTATGTCAAGTAAAATAATTAAAAATTAAAGATGGCTGAATCAGTTATAAATATAAATTTCCCAAGTCAAGTTATTAGTGATTTAGAAAAGATGAGTTACGATTACGGGTTGAAAGTAGCAAAAGCTATTCAGCACGAGTGGTACGGTAAAACTAATAACTCTGAAAACAGATACAACCACAGTAGTTCAAAAATACACAACCTACGTTTATACGCTAGGGGAGAGCAAAGCGTTCAGAAATATAAGGATGAGTTATCTATAAACGGTGATTTGTCCTATCTTAATTTAGATTGGACGCCTGTTCCGATAATATCTAAGTTTGTTGATATAGTTGTTAATGGTATTGCAGAAAGACTGTATGATGTAAAGGCTTATTCGCAAGATCCATTTGGAGTTGTTAAAAGAACAGAGTACATGCAGGCAATACAAGATGATATGTCTATGGCTGAGTTTGATAAGTTTGTAAAAGACAACTTTTTTATAAACACCAAAGAAAGCAAAACAGAAGCTTTACCAGCATCGGAAGAAGAACTATCACTACACATGCAGTTGGATTACAAACAAGCAATTGAAATAGCAGAAGAGCAAGCTATAAACATGTTACTTAGGGGAAATCAATATGATTTGATTAAGCGAAGATTTTACCAAGACTTAGTAGTGTGCGGTATAGGTGCTGTCAAAACTTCATTTAACACTTCAGAAGGAGTTGTTATAGATTACGTTGATCCCGCAAACTTAGTTTACTCTCACACCGATTCTCCATTTTTTGATGATATTTATTATGTTGGAGAGGTTAAGACAATACCGGTAAACGAGCTAGTAAAACAATTCCCATTTCTAACACAAGAAGACTTAGAGGATATAGTATCTAAAAGAGGTGACAACAATCATGGTAGGAATGGCGTTGTTGAAAATGATAAAAACCAAGTAGAGGTACTTTATTTCAACTACAAAACCTATATGAATGAGGTTTATAAGATTAAAAAAACAGGTACCGGTGGTGATAAAGCTATAGCTAAAGACGATAAGTTACCTGAAAATGATAGGTATGAAAAAGTAGCTAGAAACCTAGAATGCTTATATGAAGGTGCTTATGTGTTGGGTTCAAACAAACTTCTTAAATGGGAGAAAGCTAGTAACATGATGAGACCGAAAAGTGATTATACTAAGGTTAAAATGAATTACGCTATAGTTGCTCCTAGAATGTATGAGGGTAGGATTGACTCTTTGGTTAACCGTATAACTGGTTTTGCTGATATGATTCAGTTGACACATTTAAAAATACAACAAGTGCTAGCTAGAATGACACCTGATGGTATCTTTTTAGACGTAGATGGTTTAGCTGAGGTTGATTTAGGTAATGGAACGAATTATAATCCACAAGAAGCTTTAAATATGTTCTTCCAAACAGGTAGTATTGTTGGTAGAAGCTTCACATCTGAAGGTGATCAAAACCCAGGAAAAATACCTATTCAAGAAATACAAAGCGGTGGTGGTGGTGGAAAAATGCAAAGCTTAATACAAACATACAACTACTATCTTCAAATGATAAGAGATGTGACCGGACTAAACGAAGCTAGCGACGGTTCAACCCCAGCAGAAAGATCTTTAGTAGGTGTTCAAAAAATGGCCGCAGCCAACTCAAACACAGCAACTAGGCATATATTAAATAGTGGTATGTTTTTAACAGCTGAGGTAGCGGAACAATTGTCGCTTAGAATATCAGATATTATAGAGTACTCTCCAACTAAAAATGCTTTTATAGAATCTATAGGCGCTCACAATGTGGCTACACTACAAGAGATGTCTAATTTACATCTGTATGACTTTGGTATATTTTTAGAGTTAGAACCTGATGAAGAAGAAAAAGCAATGCTGGAAAACAATATTGGTGGAGCTTTAAGTCAAGGTAGTATTGAGTTAGAGGACGCTATCGATTTAAGGGCTATTAAAAATGTTAAGTTAGCTAACCAGTTGTTGAAGTTAAGAAGGAAAAAGAAAGGACAAGAAGATCAGCAAAAACAATTAGAACAAACAGCCGCTCAAGGTAAAGCACAAGCTGAGGCATCTGCCGCTGCGTCTGAGGCTGAAATAAAGAAAAACGAATCTTCTTTAAAAACTCAAAAACAGTTAGAGCAATTAAAGATAGATGGTAAGGCTCAAATATTACAGCAAGAATCTGCTATTAAAGAAAAACTAATGCAACTAGAGTTTCAATATGCAATGCAGTTAAAACAACTAGAAGCAAAAACAAAAACAGAAACTCAGTTATTAGCTGAGAACAGGAAGGACAGTAGAACAAAAATGCAAGCAACACAACAAAGTGAAATGATAGATCAAAAGGAGAACTCAAAACCGGCTAAAAACTTTGAGTCTTCAGGTGATAATACTTTAGGTGGGTTTAGCTTGTAGAATTATTAACTATTATTATATTATATTATGGCAAAAAAGAAAAAAGAAGAACCAGTTGTAGACAATGAAACTGGTTCATTAAAAGTAAAAGAAAAAGTAGAAAAACAACCGGATGGTAACGAAACTAAAGGTGATGTTACTAAGGTTAAAGAAAAAATGCAAATGAAACCTGCGGTCCAAGAAGAGTCTATGACTAAGGTTGATTTAAGCAAACCCCCAGAAGAAAAGCAAGTTGAAGAGGTTAATACCGAGGCTAAAGAGGTGGAGAAACAAAACGCACCAGTAGTAGAGGAAATTACTAGCGAAACCGTAGAAGCTGAACAAGTGGCTGATGTAGCTGCTGAAGCTATAAAAGATTCTATGGAGACCGGTGAGCCTTTACCAGAAAACATTCAAAAGTTAGTTAACTTTATGGATGAAACTGGTGGTGATTTAAATGACTATGTTAAGCTTAACAAAGACTACGGTGAGATGGATAATCAAGACGTACTGTATGAGCACTACAAGCAAACTAAACCTCATTTAAACGCAGAAGAAATTAACTTCCTTTTGGAAGATCAGTTCTCTTACGATGAAGATATAGATGACGAAAAAGAGATAAAAAGAAAAAAACTAGCCTTAAAAGAGCACGTTGCTCAGGCAAGGCAACACTTGGACAGTGAAAAGTCTAAATACTATGAGGAGATCAAAGCTGGAAGCAAGCTCACTACTGAGCAGCAAAACGCTATTGATTACTTCAACAAACACTCGAAAGAGGCGGAGCAGACACGAAGTTACGAAGAAAAAGCTAAAGCTAATTTTCTAAACAAAACTAACAAGTTTTTTGGAGATCAATTCAAAGGTTTTGAATTTGAGACCGGTGAAAAGAAGTTTAGGTTTAACGTTAACGATGTGAATAAGGTGAAAGATACTCAGAGCGACATTAACAATTTTATCGGAAAGTTTCTGGATAATAATGGTCAAATGAGCGATGAAGCAGGTTATCACAAAGCCCTATACGCTGCAATGAATCCTGATGCTGTTGCAAAACATTTTTATGAACAAGGAAAAGCTGATGCTTTAAAAACAAGTATTAATGAATCTAAGAACATAGATATGAAACCAAGACAAGAATTAAATAATAATTTTGATTCTGGAGGTTTTAAAGCAAGAGTAATAGGTGAAAGTACTGCTGATTTCAAATTTAAAATTAAAAACAAAAAATAATTAAAATTTAAAAATTATGGCAATTACAAATGGAAATTTGTTAAATAGTGTACCTGCTCCAATACAGCAAACACTAGTAACAAACTATTTAGATTTCAACACAGACATGGGTTGGGCTCAACAATATTTACCAGATCTTATGGAAAAAGAAGCTGAAGTTTTCGGACCGAGAACTATTTCAGGTTTCTTATCACAAGTAGGGGCTGAAGAAGCGATGCAAGCTGATCAAGTTATTTGGTCTGAGCAAGGTCGTTTACATTTATCTTATAAGTGTGATATCGATAATGATGATGTTATTACTATTCAACAAGATATTGATGGGAATGCAATGACATCTCACGGTGTTAGATTAAACGATACTGTTATCGTGGCTGCTCCAACTGGAGCTTACAAAGGTTTAGTAACAAGTATAACTGGTTTAGCTATTACTGTTAAAACTTATGACGCGGTTACTATTCCAACTTCTGGAAACACTGCTGATTATGCAACTACTCTTTTAGTTTATGGTTCTGAGTACGCAAAAGGTGTTGGTTACAACCAAAAAGGTGGTACACATTCTGACACTAGAGGTGCTAACGAGCCACAGGTTAAAACTTTTAGTAACAAACCAATCATCTTAAAAGATTACTACGAAGTATCAGGTTCTGATACAGCTAGAATCGGTTGGGTTGAAACTGCTTCTGAAGCGGGTGGATCAGGTTACTTATGGTACTTAAAAGCTGAAGCTGACACAAGAGCTAGATTTACTGATTACTTAGAAATGGCAATGTTAGAAGGTGAGATTGATCGTCTTGATGCTGCTGGTAACGTTATTGAAGACTTCTTATATGGAGCTGATGGTACAAACACTGTTGGTACTGAAGGTTTATTTGCTGCTATCGAAGCAAGAGGTAACATGACTTCTGGTATTACTGGTGTTAACGCTGCAACTGATTTAGCTGAATTTGACGCTATCTTAGCTGAGTTTGATAAGCAAGGTGCTATTGAAGAAAACATGATGTTTGTAAACAGAGCTACTTCGTTAGCAATGGATGACATGCTAGCTT